AATGGGTATCAAGTACATTTAGAAATCGACAGGATTGAAAACTCCCAAGGCTACTCTCCAGACAACTGCCGATGGGCAACTCGCCACCAACAGATGTGCAACACTCGCAAGCGAAGTGACGCAAAAACTTCTAAGTATCGTGGCGTATCAAAGGACTCGAAAAGCAAATCATGGAGAGCACAGGGGCACCACAACTCGAAACCATTCAACATAGGTAGCTTCAAAACAGAAGTGGAAGCGGCAGAGGCTTATGACGCTTGGGCGGCACTGCATTACGGTGAGTGCGCATCACTTAATTTCACAGCGGAAACGCACGGAGGTGTATTATATTAGTTTTGACGCGAGAAATGAATCAGGACATTCTGATCGGCGATGACATTGTCGTGAAGATCGTTGACGTCAACACATGCACCGGAAAAGTCCGTTTGGGAATTGAGGCTCCACGAAACATAGCCATTGACCGGCGAGAGGTGCGAGAGTCCAAAGAGCGCGAGCAGCAGTAGGGGTTTGGTCACCCATGGAAAGGGCCAGAGCAGCCATGCTCTGGCCCTTTTTTGTCGAATCAAAACACTCACACAGGCACACTGAGATGACAACGGCTCCCCTGAAATATCATGGTGGGAAACATTACCTCCGCAAGAAAATCTGGGAACTGGCTCCGGCACAATACGTGACCAGGATCATCCCGTTTGCCGGAGCGATCAACGAGTACTGGGACTGGACCTGTCCTCACTGCGGAGTCGTTCCACCTGACCATGTCGACGACTGTCCTGGTGTGGCCGAGGTCATTAACGACATCAACGAAGAGCTGATCAACTTCTACCGGGTGCTGAGATCGTCGCAGAAAGAAGAGCTGTTGGAGCAGCTGAGGCTGACTCCGTTCCACGAGTCTGACTTCAACTACGCGCTGTCCGGCAGCCCTGATCTGCACGGCAGAGTCGGCAGGGCCTGGGCGTTCTTCGTCAAGTATCGCATGTCTCGGCAGGCTCTGGGGAAAGACTTTGCGACTCCGACCTGCACCAGGACTCGGCGTAAAGGAAACGAGCAGACGTCCGCCTGGCTGTCCGCCATCGACGGTCTCGAAGAGTGCATTCACCGGCTGAGCAGGACCATGGTCTACTCCAGACCTGCCCTGTCAGTACTGAGAGCATTCTCGAAGCCGTCCGCTTTCGCTTATCTCGATCCTCCCTATCATCCTTCGACTCGCGTGGCCGGAGATTACGAGCATGAGATGTCCGAAGCGGACCATGCCAAACTCCTGACCTACCTGGGCAAGTTCAAGGGAAAGTTCCTGCTGTCCGGATACCTGTGCGAGCCGTACGACAACGCTGCAGAGATATTTGGCTGGGAACGTCACGACGTCACGACGCAAGCCAACTCCAGTTCTGCGAAGAAGAAACCCGTTCGTGTTGAAAGCTTTTGGAGAAATTACAGTGAGTAGCGAATCAATGTTGTTCAATAATCGTCAAGGTATCGTGCTGGATGACATTGCCCGGTTCTGGAAGGACGATAAGCAGCAAGCCGGTCGACAAATCCCCTGCATATTTTTCGTAGACATACGAGGAGCCAGCTTTCACGTCACGTATTCTGAAAATGCCGAAGGCAGAAAAGATCGAGACCAAGAGTTCACGAAGTTGGCAGGCAGGCTGTAATGAGGAAGACCAAGTCAGAAGGCAAGGATCGGAAAGACGTCGTCAAGGCATTGAAGTCATTGCATGCCTTTGCCGTCGAGAATCCGGTCCACCCAGGGACTCCTGACATTGCTTACATTGGCGGCTGGATTGAGTTGAAGAAGCTGGATGCGTGGCCCGTCAGACCGACGACAAAGGTCCGACTGGATCACTACACGCTGCAGCAACGAGCATGGGCGAGGATGCATCATCACCGAGGCGGTCAATGTTACTGGCTGCTTCGTGTTCATCGCGAATGGCTACTGCTGCACGGTGCCGTAGCGGCTGAGGTGGTGGGGACTCTGACCAGAGAAGAACTGAAAGGCAGAGCGATTCTTTACATGAGCGAAGGATTTGACGGTGACCGACTCTTAAAGAAGATAAAGGAATTATCGAATGCAGGGCGACACACAGGCAGCCCTTGACTTTCTACAGAAATGGGAAGTGATAGGGCCATGGGTTCTCACGGCCATCAGCACAGACAAAAAATCAATTATTACAAAGGCGTTCAAAGAAGATGATCTGGAGAAAATAGGACCATGGATTGAGCAGTACAACGGCAAGCGAAACATTTACTTCAACGTAAATCCGTCGCGAATTCTGATGGACAAGAAGTCCGAGCGAGCCAACGTGGAAGCGTTGGCCTGGCTGCACGTTGATATCGACCCAAGGGCGGGGGAGGACCATGGCAAAGAACGAGAGCGAGCCCTCGGACTGCTGCAGAACCCGCCTGCTGGAGTTCCCGAGCCTACGGTCATCATTGATTCGGGCGGAGGGTATCAAGGCTTCTGGGCACTCGAAGTGCCATTCGCAATTGCTGGACTTGCTGAAAATTACGAAGAGGCTGCCCGCTACAACAAGCAGCTCGAAATAGTTTTCCATGCAGACAATTGCCACAACGTTGATCGCATCATGCGATTGCCAGGGACCGTTAATGTTCCCGACAAAAGGAAGGCAGCCAAAGGTCGAGTCCCTGCGTTAGCGAATCTGGTCTCGTTCGACGAAGAGAATGTTTACCCTTTAACGGCATTCAAGCAGTCGCCTCGAACATCTCAGATCGGTGGCGGGGGTTCGCTGCAATCAGCTCCTCGTAACAACGTCGTTCTGACAACTACGGTGCCACGGCTCGACACCGTAGACGATCTCGATGAGTGGAACGTACCGGATCGCATCAAGGTGATCGTGGTCAACGGCAGAGACCCAGACAATTTGAAGCTTAAGGATGACAGCAGGTCTGCCTGGCTGTTCGATTGTCTGTGTGGGCTGACAAGAGCTGGAGTGCCTGACGAAACGACCATGGCCATTCTGCTTGACCCGGACTTCAAGATCAGTGAGTCCGTACTGGATAAGGGGGCCGAAGCCGAGAACTACGCGCTGCGGCAACTCAGTCGAGCCAAAGAGCATGTAGAAGAGCCGTTGCTGCAGGAACTGAATGACCGGCATGCCGTCGTCGAGAGTCTGGCAGGCAAGTGCGTCACGATCGAAGAAGTTCAGGAGCCTGTCGCTGAAGGTAAGTGGCGGTCACGACTGGTCGTGCAGTCGTTCGCGGACTTCAAGAATCGTTACATGAACCGGAGTGTTATCGTGGGTCAAAAGAAAGATGGCAGTGAGGTTACGGAGTCCGCAGGGGTATGGTGGCTGAAGTCGCCGCATCGCAGACAGTATCACGGTCTCACCTTCGCCCCTGGTCGCGACGTCGAGGGCTTTTACAATCTGTGGAGAGGATTTGCCGTCCAGGCAGTGCCAGGGGACTGCAGCATGTATCTGACGCACCTCAGGGACGTGATCTGCAAGGGCAACGAACAGCACTTCGAATATCTGATCGGCTGGATGGCGCGAGCCGTCCAATTCCCCGACTCCCCTGGGCAGGTCGCCGTTGTGCTGCGTGGAGCCCAGGGGACGGGGAAGTCGTTCTTCGCGAAGGTGTTTGGGCAGCTGTTTGGTCGACACTTCCTGCAGGTCTCTGACCCAAAGCATCTGGTAGGCTCATTCAATGCTCATCTGCGCGACTGTGTGATCCTGTTCGGCGACGAAGCATTCTTCGCCGGAGACAAGAGTCACGAGTCGGTACTGAAGACGTTGATCACTGAAGAGAACATGCAGATTGAACGCAAAGGATTCGACGTCGAACAGTCGCCGAACTACACACACCTGATCATGGCATCGAACAGTCAATGGGTGGTGCCTGCGGGAGCGAACGAGCGACGGTTCTTTTGTCTGGATGTCGGCACACAGTTTCGTCAGAACTCAGAGCACTTTGCAGAGATCGCCAAGCAGATGGACAACGGTGGCAGAGAAGCTCTGCTGGACTACCTGCTCAACTACGACATCTCGAATTACGAGGTCCGCACGGTGCCAACGACCGAGGCTCTGCGAGACCAGAAGCACCTGACACGAGACCCTGTCGAGTCATGGTGGTTCGGCAAGCTGGTCGACGGTCATCAGATGGGCGACGAGCCGACGTGGCGTAAAGACATCGTCTGCGACGATCTGATGAAAGACTTTGTTCGATGGGCTCAGGAGTTCGGCATCAAGCATCGAGTGGTGCCCGCCCAGATCGGGCAATTCCTCAAACGCATGTGCCCTGGGCTGAGCCGCAGGCAGAAGTCCGTCGTGGTGACTGGACTGAACATCTATCAGAAAGAAGTCGACCGGCACGTCAAGAAAGGTGTGTGGACATTCCCCAGTCTGGAGACATGTCGAAAGGCATGGGACTTGAATATCGGTGACGAGGTCTGGCCGGAAGACTCGAAGCCAAAGACTGTTGCTGCGTATCCCGAAGACTCTATTGAGGATGTGATGTGATGACTGACTTGTTTGAAAAAAGAGTCGCTCGAAGAATGATCAATGTGGATATCACTGCTGGTGATTTTGCAGCGATGGTCGGCGATACCCAGGATGCGGACCTGCATGCGGCGATGCTGGTATCACTGATGCGTATCCTGCCGAGCTGGGAGTCGCTCGACATCGATTGGCCGAAGCACATCTGCCATGTGATTGCTCGCATGTCGAAGAAAGACATCGAGTTGTTCAGGACGTTCCTAGTCAATGCGTACGAGGCGTTGCCGGACAAGGTCGATGAGACCATGTGGGAAGGCAAATACGGGTACGAGTTGAATGAGGCAGGCACACTGCTGGCTCTGCAGGAACGCATCTTCAAATTGAAGATCGCCCTGGCAGACGCAGTGCGTCGACCGATGGGTGTGCATCCTGACTCCATGCAGGGTCTGATAACCCAGGAAGAAGTGGATGCTGCTGAAGAGCGACGTCGAAAACATAGTTGACAGTCTCTGGTCCTACCTATAATCTCTGGCCCTTCAGGAAATGCCATGTTCTCACTGACAGATTATCCCGAGTTTCGAATAATGAGTGAGCACTCAAAGATTGATCCCGGCCCTCAGGACGTGGCAGGCTCGTCCTACACGTACATTGACGGCTTCAACAATCACATCCTTGGAAAGAGCGATCACGCGGCGATCTATCACGGCGAAGGCAACACGATCCTCAACTCGCCGTGGACGCAGATTTACCATTCGCACCATGTCATCGTCGAAGGTGGCGAGAAGATGACGCTGCACAGTCTGTCCTACGTTCACGTCACACCGGACGGACATCGTCCGTTGAATCAGAGCGACTGGGAAGCGTTGACGAAGAGGGTCCGAGGGATTGTTGATCCGATACAAATCGGAAAAGACGGGCGTTGCACTTGCAACGTAATCTTCGACTGCCCCCTGGGGAGAGTGGGTCACATGTCCCGCTGCACTGAGGCTGAACTTCAAGCTGAATCTATTCCTACTGAAAGACACCCGAACTGAGAGTCCTGGGGTCAAGACTCCGTAGCTTAATTGGCAGAGCGGCGGGAACATTAATCCGTGTCAGTGCAGGTTCGACACCTGCCGGAGTCAATCGCGTAGACACCCGGACTGAGAGTCCGGGTGTCATAGAAAGGATCACAGGATGGAAGTTGAAGCGGCGGAAGCAATCGGCAGCGGTATAGCGTGGGCTGGCTTCTGGATTGGTGTTGGAATCTCGTTTCGGTATCTCCTGCTGTTCGCTGGTGCCAATCCGAATTACTTTCAACTCGAAGTGGAACACAAAGAGAAGAGACCCCAGGACTGAGAGTCCTGGTGTCTGGTGAAAAATTCCCCCGCCGCAAACTAATAAACAAATGAATAGGTAAGCATGACCGAACAACGATTCAAGAACCTCAACGAGTACCAGGCCGATCAGTGGTCCTGGACACGCCGAAACTTCGACGTACTGCCGGGCTGGGTTGAGGCTCTTGCGCCGTTGGCCGGAGCCTTCGAAGAGTTCGGTGAACTCGTCACGGCACGCGGGCAGGAAGATGTCCACGAGCAGCAGGATGCCGTGGCGGACATGGCCATCTACCTGACCGACGTCTGCAATCGCATCGAGCTGCCGTTGCTCGACCTGCGGTTTAGTCAGAAGAAGCCGTACCCGCCTGGAAATTTCTGCATCATGATGATCAAGTCGATGGGGGCGTTGTCGCACTGCATCCTCAAGCAGGGGCAGGGGATTCGCATGAACGAGAACCATGTACTGAATGCGACTCGGCACATGTCAGCCTGCTTCGATCACCTGGAGTTTTACTGTGTAGAGAACTGGCGAATGAGCCTGTTCGATGATGTTGTGTATCCGGTTTGGGAAAAGGTCCGCGAGCGTGACTGGACAAAAGAAAGGGCGGAGCATGCCTGACATGAAACGCATGGAAGAGCTCGAACGAGCCATGCTTCATCAGAAGCATGAAGTACCGCTGAGCAAAAAGCAGGAACGCCTGCTGGACATCGCGAAGCAACGATCAAAGAAAGGCGGCTGCGTGGAGCGTCGTCACCCTGCTGTGTTCGACGCTCTCGTTGAACGGGGCTTACTCACTGAAGATGGGAAGTACATCGAGCAATGAACAGCAACAGCCAACAAGTGGAAGACCTGCGGTGGAAAAAGTTCCCTGTGGGGTCCGATGGATTCGTCTGCCTGGTCGACTGCATGGGCGACGACGCTTCGGTGACGCAAGCAGCGAGAGTGAGTTACGGGAACGATGCTCGTGAAGAGGGGTCCGATGGAGCTGGGGATCGCAACCTGATCCGCTACCTCATGCGAATGGCGCATTCCACGCCGTTCGAGATGGCTGAAGTCAAGCTGCTCGTTCGTGTGCCGATGGATGCGTGGCGGCAGTGGATCAGACATCGCACGGCGAACGTCAATGAGTACTCGACACGGTATCAACCTGCGATCGACTCGATGGCGGTGACTGCCCCTGACGAGTGGCGGCTGCAGGCGTCGAACAACAAGCAGGGGTCCGATGGTATTCTGCGGGAGTGGCCGGAAGGGTGGTCGTCGGAGGAAAGCACCGACGAAGAGGGAGATGAGTACTGGAGAATCACCGCAGCCAACGGTCGTTCGTGGGAGTTCGGCAAGTCGTCTTACAACTTCACAAAGCCCATGACCCCTGGGCAATTCCTGTCGCTCTGGGAGAAGAAGAATCAGAAAGCAATGCAGTACGACTACAACGTCCGCCTCGAACTCGGAGTCGCTCGCGAAGTCGCCCGAAAAGACCTGCCGCTCTCGACGTACACCGAGGCGTACTGGAAGTGTGACCTCAAAAACGTCCTACACTTCCTGGGCTTGAGGATGGACTCGCATGCCCAGAAAGAGATTCGTGACTACGCCACGATTATCGGTGAGCAGATCATCGCACCGCTGTTTCCTCAGGTGTGGGATGCGTTCTCGGACTACCGGTTGCACGGGATGTTTTTGACGGGCATAGATCGCAAAATGCTGAAAGAAATTATTCCCTACACCGATCCCAACGGAGAACATCGAAGCTGTTCCCGAGAAGAATCTTTGATGCTTATGAGGAACGGCTCCTTTTCTCCTGACATGCCCAAAGACTGGGGCAACGAGAAGAACCGTGAGCGTGACGAGTTCATTGGAAAGATGCAGGCTCTCGGGCTGATCTCCGATTAACCGTTGCCTTCTGGCCCTTAACAATGCTATGGTCCTATCGTTAGTTTTAACCATAGGAGCCAGCCATGGCTAAGAAGAAAGCAGCGGCACCAAAGCCACGAACGACATCGACGAAGAAACGACAGCCGTTGAAGAAAAAGGCGGCTGCCAAGAAGGAAGACAAGCGACTGAGTCGACGCAAGAGGTCCGACCTCAAACGCTACGACCAGACGCTGTCTTCAATGCTGTACGCTGAGCTATCCATCATGGCGAAGCAGGCAGAGATGGACCTTCGCACATTCATCGAGCACTGCCTGCGAACCTGTCCTGCGGTGAAACGTCACCTCAAGGACAACGACATTGAACTGCCGGAGCGACCGGTGCGAGGGAACCCGGCATCACAGAAAAAGTAACATGTTCCACGAGCTGAATACGGTCGAAGACAATCTCAGAATTATCACGGATGCCCTGGCAGGCAGCAATCAGGATCAACGCGAGATCGCGTTCCTGGGTTTGCAGACGATCGCCATCATGGTGAAGAAAAATCAGGACTACGGCTCCTCTGTGTTCAACATCGGAGCCATCTCTCCTGACGTCTCGCCGGAAGCAGGTATCCGTGTTCGGTTGGGCGACAAGTTGTCGCGCATCAATAATCTGGTCGGTCAACCCGGCAACCAACAGGTCGCCGAGTCGATTACAGACACAGGCCATGACGCCTCAGCCTACCTGCTCCTCTGGGTGATTGCCCGAATGCGTGCAGGTGGGGCTGAGGTGTGTGGATCTGCTCCAATTATTCTCGATCAGGAGTTGCCGATTCCGGCTCGACCTGAGACCGTGGAAGAGATGGAAGAGTCCGAGTACATCGCAGGAGCACAACGACGTGTCCGATGAATTTCTCGTCAAGCTTGGCATGAGGCGAACCATCAAGCAGCCAGTCAGCTCAGGTCTCTGTCTGGCAGCCTGCGCCGCTACGTTGCTCGGCGAGAACAAGTCTGCCTTCAATGCCTGGTCGTTGTCCGGCTACATCCGAAAGATGCCTGCAGGACTCTGTCCGTATCTCACCGATCGCCGGTACATGGAGATGTCTGACCTGACCATCGTCCTGGCACTACGCAACTTCCGCCTGGGCAGTTGGTGGAACAGTGGCGATGAGATGGACATCAGGTTCAATGAGTTGCTCTCGTACGACGTCACTCATAAGTTGGATGAAGCACCTGCCCTGGTGATTGTTCGAAGTGAGGGAGCCGAAGGGGACGGTGTGACGCATGCTGTGGTGTATGACAATGAAGCCCAGGGGGTTCGTGATCCGAGTAATGCGGTGAAGGACGAGTTGTGTGACCTGGCAGGTTATCGGATCGCTGAGTGGTTTCCGATCGACACGTTCCCAAAAGATGAGCTGGTACAATGAATGACTCCGCAGTGGCTTCAAGAGTCCGAGAGGTCAGTGGCCTCATCCTGCTGATCTGCTTCTGGGGATGGGTGTGTCGAGCCTACGGCTACATGCCGATCCCTCTGTGGCTGATCCTGACTCCCGTCACACTGGTCGTCCTGTTCTGGGGAGCTGCATTCACCCTGGCGTTCATTGCCTGGGTGATCTGCATAGCAAGAAAAGTTGACCGGGAAATTGAAGAAGAGAAACGGAAATCTGGAACCGACGAGCAGTGGTGGTGACATGGACATGCCTATTTTGCTGTGGCACCTGATACTTTTCATGGTGCTGCGTGATACGATCAAGCTGCTGTTCTTTCTCGCAGACAGAAGAGCACTTCAGAAAAAATTTCCCCGCCGCAACTATACTGACAAATGAACAGGTAAAATAAATCTTTTGAAAATCTTTTCCGATTAGGGCCAGATGGGTTGCATCTGGCCCTATGCTTTGTACGATAACATCATACAAGACGCAACAATGACTGACTCGGAGCGGTGACAAACACAACCCACTTGCTTCGTGGCGATGACTGAAACTTCCTTTGAGATGAAAGCGGTGACCATCATGATTGGCTGAAGGGGGCAGGCGAAAAGCCAGCAAGGATTCCTAAGACCCCCAGGATGTGACTTTTCTTTTTCGCGGCAACTAACCCAGGAGAGATGTGATGAAGAACGCGACCTGCCCTGACTGCGGAAAGCATCATCAGATCGATCAGAAGACTTTCGATCAGTTTGGTGTGGACTGCTTCTGCATGCGATGTGTCGACTGGGCACATGTCAAATTCATGAAGAACAACAAAGCAGGAATCAAGACCTGCGTTAAGGGTTGCCGATGCGGTTTCGGCGACAAGTAGAGGAAAGGGCGAGCAGGGAACTGGACGGTTTGGCATCGTGCATCCCCCCTGACTGTCGAAGGCTATACCGAGTCGTACGCAAGGTGGCTTTCTACTTTGAGTGATATCCTCAAAGTAAACGGGCAGCTAAGAGTTTGAGGAAACCGGGTTCGAAACCCGGAGTTCCCTGCTCGCTCTTTTCTTTCTGAAACAACTAACCCAGGAGTCACTGCGATGCCACGAGTCAACTACGTCCAAAAAGCCCGTAAAGATAATCCTGCCGTCAAAAAAGGCGAGCCTTACTATTGGTGGCAATTTGCCTACAGCTCGAAGAGCTACAGCAGAACTCGACCACGAGCCTCACAGTTGACTCGTTCTGAGTTTCTTTCAGAGATGTATTCGATCATTGAAGAAGTCGAAGACATGTCCCAGGAGGACTTGGGAGGTGAGGGTGCCGACGACCTTATCAACGATCTTGTGAGTCGCGTTGAAGCGTTGCGAGATGCTGCCGACGAATCCTTCAATAACATGCCAGAAGGTCTTCAGATGGGTCCAACAGGTGAGCTGTTGGAAGCCCGTGTTGCGGCTTGCGAACAGATGGGGGACGACCTCGAAGCTGCCAAAGACGGAAATGACGGCGAAGAAAAACTGACTTTACTGCAAGGCGTATCTTACGACGGAGAATGAGGATTTAAGATGGGACGTCCAAGAACATCAGCCTCTGAAATCGCCGACAACTTCGTGCTCTGGAAAGAGACGGGGCCATCGAAAGGCATGGCTCTGCACAAAGGTAAGCAGATTTATCGCTCGGTGCAGAGCTGGCAGGCGGAGCGTGTCGTCCTGATGACTGACGAGATCGAGTGGCGACTGTTCTGGCGAGGAATCAATGTTGTACAGCGGCTCGGCGACATGCAGCCTGCAGAGATGCGCGAGTGGCTGATTACTGAAATCGATGAGCTGTTTGATAATTGAAAGAAGTCCAATGACCGATAAAGACATTCAGATCACTGCCCTGAAGCAGTTGGTGCTCGACCTGACGGACGGCGACTTCCTGCATCCGCAGGACATTCAGCGGCAGACAGGCTTCAGCCTGACGAAGTGTGCCGACATGTTGAAGCAGATTGATGACATTCGAATCCAGGCAAGCCGGGGGAAACTGTGATGGACGACGACAAGATCACCTCGCTGAAACGCGAGATCAACAACTTTATCCACGAGCATGGTCCTGATGCCATGACACTGAAGCAGGCGGAGCGTGCCGCATGCATTCTGCTCGAAGCGTTTCTTGAGGCCCAGGGTCCGCCTGCGGACACCTATGTCAACAGACCTTGCCCAACCTGCAGCGAAGTCGGGTCCGAAGTCGCTGCTGACAACAGTGACTTCGCAAACTGCATGAGCTGTGGAGAAAGGTGGCTGCTGTGAGAATGTCCCACGAAGGGCCAATGCTTAAAAAAGTTCGTCTCTGGAACCAGTCGACAACGATCGACAATCAGGGCAACGAGTGGTGGATTTTTTCCTGGGACGGAAAACCGATTGAGACGTGGCGAGACGAAAAAGCTGCCAGATTTTACATGCAGGAATTTTACAAGTGGAATGACAGATACGGTGTGCCGCGAGTGATGCTGTATCGGTGCATTCCTGGGATCGGATTTGTGAGACAGGAGTCTTGAGAGTGCCGTAGTTCTAACCCAGGGTGTGACCTGGGCTCGCAGTGGGATCAGCAGGCAGGTTGCAAACTGTTTGCTGGGTGCCGGTCTCGACGGAGAGCGGAGCTACAAGGCGAGATAAAACATCCGGGGAAAACCCGGAAGATTCCCTGCGACGTCCGGCAGCTAAAGTGGCTGTTGGTCACCAGGGGCGGTTCTCTCAGGACTCCTGACTTAGAAAGGCAGGGTGATGAAATATCTCAGTTGGATCATGGTCGCTGTCTCACTGACAGGGCTGACCTTCCTGGGCCTGGTGGCTTTGGCTGCCATTGGAAACATCCTCATCGACTGGACTGTCGAATTATTGAAAGCAACACGATGAAAAAATTAACACTTAAAGGCCAACGATTCGGAAGCTTGACAGTAATCGGCGAAGCGACTCCGAAAGACGGATCGCCATTTACACATTGGAAGTGCAGGTGTGATTGCGGGAAAGCTGTCACGGTGCGTGGAGTGTGTCTGAAACACGGAAATACCAAAAGCTGCGGATGCTCTCGTCAAGTGGAAGGTTTCAACGCTCGGACGCTGCTCACATATGACGGTCGGACGCAGTCCTTGAGTGCCTGGGCTCGCGAGATGGGAATGAGTCGGTCGGTGTTGAGCGTGCGACTGCATCGTGGTTGGGAACTGGAAAAAGCTCTGACGACGCCTGTCAGAAAAAGAGCAGTCAATTCCTGAAACTTTCTGAAATAGGACCAGATAGTGGATTGACGCTGGCCCTATGGACGATACACTCAACATCATAAGAGACGCAACAAACTTGGTGACCAGCCTTTACCTGTGGAGATTCGAGATGGTTTCTTTCAACGAAAACGCTCAGCCGGAAATTACACTGCTGCAGACGAAGGATCAGCGACAGTTGCGAAGCAACATTCACAACTTCCTGCTCACTGCGAGCCGCAAGGAAGTTCGGCAGGAAATCCTGCACAGCCTCGACCGAGGCGACATCTTCCGCGCACAGTGCTGCCTGGAAGTGCTTATCGACCTGCTTCCGGATCGTACCGGCACGACTCTGCACGAGTTCGTGAAGACGCATGACGTTTCCGTCGTTGGCGGCGAAGTCGTCACCGTTCACACGTTCGATACTGAGCTGCATAACCTCACTGACTTCATTGTCGTCGAGCAGAACTCGCAGTGGACGAAGATGATGCCGGACCCAGGCACTGAGGTGACCTGCTGTCCTGAGTGCGGATTCCTCGGTTGTCAGTCAGGGTGCGTGGCGTACTCCCTGTAGTTTCTGATTGCTGAAAACTTTTTGTACCAAAAACTCTCCAACAATCAGAGGAAATGCAATGGGAGCTTTCATCTACGGCGGAATGCTGATCGCAGCAGTGGGATTTTTCATGCTGCTTGTCTCTCAAGCGAATGCGGTTCTCGAAGAGAACGATCGGGTGTATCGCGAAGAGTGGGAACGACGAGAGAAACAAAACAATCGAAGGATTTTCAAATGAGCTTTGAAAAAAAGCAGAAGCGGAAAAAACGGCTGATCAAAAAGCGTGTCAATCATCAACGCGCGGCGAAGCAGGCTCTCGATGCGATGCTGGAGCTGCAGCGAAACATCCTGGCCATTCTGATCGCTAAGGGTGAGATGGTCTTCTCCCCCGAGCGTTACTGGGATTTGCTGCAGGAGCTGAGCGGTGAGGAGCCTGCTCCCATCGAGTACGACGACCAGATGTACTGGGTCGTTGTCTCGCAACTCCGCAAGCTGGACTCTTGGGTTAAGAACCTGGATGCCAAGGGTCGGCAGTGGCAGTTCAGCCCGGCGTACGTCGACAGAGTTTGCAGGCAGATTCAGAACGGCGATCTGCCGACTGTTAGTGGATGGCTCGAAGCAGAAGAGGATGTCGAGCCTGTGGCGGTTCCTACCGGAAAGACGTTGGGAAGCCTAAATGCCGAAGACGACTCTGCTTGACATTGTTTGGCACTGGTCCCATGTAAAAGACGAGTGTCATGTCAGCGTAGATTGGACAGACGCACATGAGCGTTGCTGGAGATGTGCGTACAAAGCAGCGTTAGATCGTTGCCACATAATTCCTGAATCTTTGGGCGGAGAAGACATTCCTGAGAATCTCGTGCTGCTCTGCAAGAGGTGCCACAGAGAAGCTCCCAACGTAAATGACCCTGAAGCAATGTGGATATGGATTCAATCTCAGAGAGCTGTTTTCTACGACAGTTTCTGGACGATTCGAGGAATCGAAGAATTCGAAAGGATGTTTGGCAGACAGCCTTTCTCTGAGACGACATTAGTCAAAGTAACTCCTTCAGAAATAATTCAAAGAGCGATAAAAACAGCAACCATTCACTTCGGAGAAGGTCGACTAAATCCTTCGACCATTGCATTTGTGCTGCGTACGGCAGAAGAGCTGGCGACAGAGCTAGAGCTGGGAGATTCCGATGCTGACCATGACGTACAACGAGATTCTGGTCCTATTACAGAAGGCGGGACACTTCATGGCGACGAGCCATGACCTGGACATCTTCATCGACGACATGGAGAAAGACCTGCGCACAGTTTACCGGGTCGACTTCCGTCTGATGCGGGTTGAGATCGCCAGGCTCAGCGGCTACGACAAAGAGAAGCACTGCTGGACCCAGGAGCTTAGTCGGACGCAGAAAGACATTCCCAACAAACGTGGCTTCAAGAAGCTTGCGACATGGATCACTGATTTGAACCTGGAGCACTACGGATACCCTCATCCGCGACTCGCGTCTTACTACTTGGATGACAAAGGTCATCGAACACATGTCTGACGTTAATCACTTCCGTCTGCCAGAACTTTCGGAGAGCCGTTGCATCAGCTGCAACTGCAAAACCTGGCGAACGGTTTGTCTGAAATGTCAGAGGGGGGAGAACCGACCTGCCTTGCGGCCCAAGGGGGTCGATCGACGACACAACGGAAAGTATCTCCACGAAGATCAATCACTCGAAGACCTCGATCAATAGGAACAGCCAGATGTCATTCACAGACGAAGAGATTCTCTCACAACTCGAAAAGACCGCAGACGGCGAGTACATCACGCCGCAGACTGATCTGTGGCAGATCGATCCTCAAGGCATGATCGAAGACGGCAACGCCTGGCGAGTGGACAACGTCTACTCGTATCAACGTCTCGTTGATTATCCGGTCTTCAGTTCTGAGGCGGCGGCGAAGCGATCGATTCGTTCTGCCGAGCAGATGGCTGCCGATCGAATCACAGACCTGGAATCTCACATCGTTGGCATGCAGGTGAAGGCGGAGAGTGATCAGAAGCTGATCAAGCAGCAGGTCGCTCAGATTAAATCTCTGAAGGACACGGTGCACGAGCAGCGAGCTGCCGACAAGCAGACATACAGCCTCGCCTGCTGGGCAGCGAAGCATGAAGTCTCGCTGAAGTTCTCTCGTCGGTACGAGCACATTCCGTACGAACAGGATTCGTCTCGTGAGATGGTTATGGAGCTGCAGACTCCGGCTACGTCGAGTACTCAGCTCATCTCCAGAGGAGATAATGTTCCGTCCATCGGTACGCTGTTTCAGGATGCGTTGTTGAAGTTGCGAGATGTGCAGGAAGCTTTGAAAGGGTGAAGGTTCGTCTGCTTGAAATTTTGTAAAGAAAAATCACAACCACACGAGGAACAGCATGGGTTATTTCATCGGCATCGCCGCAAGCGAAGAATTCAAAACGATCATCAAGTCACTCGCGGAGTCGATCTCCGCAGAAGAGCATCCCAGAACGCCGCACATCACGCTGTGTCATTTGGGCAAACAACGTCCAGACACCGAACGGTTTCAGGATGTCGGCGACAGTTGTCAACCGTTCGAAATCTCGATCGAAGGGGTGCGAATCTTTCGCAATCAGCAGACAACTCATCTGGTCCTGCCGGTAGCCCAGGGGGCTGGGAAGTTGAAGATTCTCAACGCGCATCTGCGGAAAGGCGGGAAGGTTCCTGACCGCAACTACACGCCACACATGACGGTCATCTCAGCACCGAGTGACATGCGTGGAGAGAGTGCTGCGTACAAAGAGATGCTCGCGTTCAGGGACAAGCACAACGGCCATCAGTGGGGTCGGATGGTTGTTACGTCGTTTCATTTATTCAGCTCGTCAAACGGTGTTGTGAAGCCTGTTGACCAGTGGCGGCTGACCAGTTTCAAGGAGGTGATGTGAGATGGGATGGCTTGAGAAATTCTTCTGCCTGTCGGTGGATGAGGATGACTATGTGGAGTTCGCGAAAGGCGAGCAGGTCTCTCCTAACTTCTGCAGGCCAGGTCCGATCAACACGATTCGCAAAGAGCCGTGGGAGAAGCACGAAGATGCTGCGGTGCTCGTGGCTTACAACGACTCACTGAAAGAGGAATGGGACATGCGGGAAGATAAAGAACTCGATTTAGAAAAGGATTCTCCGGAGCCACCGCCGGAGACTCGTGTGCCGTTAGAAGTCCCCAGTGAGCTGCCTGGGGGATTCGATGTGTTTGAGGTGGAATGTGTCATTGGCACCGTACATGGACTGGCAGGGATGACTGGAGCACATCAGGCGAAGCATCTGATGGCTGCGTTCGACTGGGGAGCCGCCACGGCACCTGCCTGCGGATTCTGGGATGCACTGCACCTACAGATGCTGCAGAGCGATCGAGCGATCGATCTGAAGACCGCAGAGCCGAGGCTCTATGCCTACCTGCTCGGATGCGTAGCCCTGTGGCAGAAGCAGGAGAATGCGAAGCTGGCGGTTGAACCGACGCACAAGTCCGAGACGACGACCGTCGATAATTACGATGCGGGTTTCGTGAATGGTCCTCAGCCAGAGGTGCCTGCACACTCGGCGATCGTTGGTGGTCAAAACAACTTTGTGGCGGACGTCGTCAAGACCTTCGGTGCCAAGGTGGTCAAGGTGCCTGCCCCTGCTCCATCCACGCTCTCCGAGCACCTCGACTCGAAGCCTGAAGAGTACCTGCGAGAGTTGCTGGTCGGTGTCGACTACGTCTACGGCGATGCTGTTTTGAAGTTGATGGGCGACAATCTGCAGCTCGGACTGGAAGATTGCGAGAAGAACCTGCGGAAGCACATGATTAGGCTGCGTGAGCGGCTGCTGGAAGAGGTTCAATCCTGGTTTAGTGGAAAGGGTCGTCTTTTAGAGACAGGCCCGGAGATCGTCGATTGTTACCTCTCGTGCGATCGTGACGGGGAGTGGCATCTGAAGGAATGCGATCCGGTGACCGGCGGTACGCTGGTGCGGGAAGAAATCTGCTCTCGGCTCGCGCATCACATCATCCTGGCGAGCGACGTCTGCAATCTTTTGCAGGAACAAAAAGTTCTGTGCTTGATGAACTTGATTCTGCGGAGATGATCCTCGGCGGGTTTGCTTCCGGGGCCGGATTTGAAAAACTTTTCGAATCTGGCCCTTTTTCTTCAGGTCTGCGAGTACATGGTCGGGCCTACCAGAACTGCCATCTGGGTAATGATGAAAAAGTTTGAGAGAAAGGCTTGACACTCTCAAGTTCTGGCCCTAAGCTGACCGATGAAGTAACCAGTTCAACTGTACTCCCTCAGGAGATCACTACGATG